GCACTTGTTCCTGTGCCTGCTGATGCTGTTGCTGATACTCCCGTTACAGCAAAAGATATAATCCCTAAAGGTGTTACTGTTCCAACCGCTGATGTACCAGCATTGCCCGTTACAGCAAAAGTCGATCCAAGAGTGAAACTAACGCTGCCTACCGAACCTGTGGCCGAAACTCCTGTTACCGCAACAGTTTGTACGCCTTGCGCTACAACCGATCCTAAAGCAGTGGTTCCAGCAACCCCAGTTGGAGAAACAGGGATTGGTTGCCCCCAAGCGCCTTCACCCCAGCCGCCTCTTCCCCATCCTTGTAACGACATAGGCTACCTCATCAGGCTATTCGTATAATCGCATTACTCGCATCTGCTGTAGGAAACTGGATAGTAAAAGTCCCTGACGTAGATGTTTTGTTAGAGCTAAAATCTAACACAGCCACAGCTTTGTTGCTATTTGTGCTGTTGTAAATTAAAGCGCCCATCGCAGTGATTGTGGCTGTAGTAAAACTAAGATCAGCAAAATCTGTAAGAGCCGTTGTGCCAGAAGTAGTTGGAGCAACTTTGGTAAGTGTGCCACCACCTGTTGCGTATGTACCGCTAGAAGCAACCTCACCTGTAGTGGTGAATGCCGTGGTAGTGGCTCCCAAAGTAGCCGTAGTGCTAGACTTTCCACCACTGCTTTCCGCATACAAAGCAAGCTTGAAAGCATTACCGTTCGTTGCAAAATTGTGCGTACCCAACATCAATTCCTGTTTGAATGCGGTACACATTGCTTGTGCTATTGCCATTATAGTCTCCCTATAGCGTCAGCTAGTTGATGTTGACCCGCCTCACGGACCCTGGCGCAAATACTAGCACGTTCTTCTTTTCTCGCCAACTCTATATAATATTGTGCCAGGTTCCTGACTCTGTCTTGAAAAGCCTCGGCCTGCAATCGTATTGGCTCTGGTGCCCCATCTGATATATATATTAGTTTAGTGGCTAACATATCTGCAATTTGATCGTTGGATAGTCCACCGTTGTCAGATGATACAACGCTGACAGATCCTACAGATCCAACATTAAGGTCAAACATGGTCGTGTCTCCCAAAGATAATAGGCTCACTCTCAACAGGTTCAGGTGGATCGATACTGGATTGTTTGGTTATTAGAAGACTTCCATCCTTAACTGTCTGAACCAAGGGGTCCTCTAATCTATGATATCCATATAACTTTTCGTTATCAGGGACGTTGGTGTCTAAGAGTCCCGATCGGTGTGCAACCTCAATCTTGATACCTTTGGATATCGCCGTGGCACACCAAAACTCTACACAAGCTCTGCCTGACTCCGCCATATTTACATTTTTGTATGTGAAGTCTATGCCATACAGACAGATCTTTTGAGCCTTCTTCCATATCGCATAGGCCATGGCATACGCCACCGTATTGTTAAAGTAACAAACTCCCGTGTCCTTAACTACCTCTTCTAAAGGATATAGCTCAATCGCAGGAAAGTCTGCATGCTGAATACAAGAGTAAATTGGTGCTGTATTTTTAGCAAGAAACTCTCGTGCCACCCCTGTTTGTGACCCAGCATTTTCTGTGTGTATAAATCTAGTCACAGGATCCATCATAAATGTCCTGTCAACGTGTATAATAGCGCCTATACAATTTATTCCCCAGACCTCGTCAAACTCTTGTGACGCAACTCTAGCTGAAATGTAATCTGAATAGCTGCCCCCTAACCCCACTATTGCAATCTTCATGTTCTAGCCCTGTCTGGTAACCCCCTTCTATACGCATCTGTGTTTTCACGAGCCTCTGCGTAGTCTTTCAATCTAGATAACGCTTCCAAAAACCTTTCGCTATACAACTTCATGATGTCTGGCTCCCCCTTCATATATATGTAAGCCTCTATGAGACTGCCAAATAGTATAGCGTTTGGAGCATTCTCACTAATCCACGTTGTCGTAATGTCATCAGAGGTAGATACAACTATCCCTGTTGCACCACTCGTGCCGCCTGTAATTGTTTCACCCACCGTAAACGTGCCAGTGGGGATGGTAACAACAAACTGTGTTGCCGAAGTTATTGAGTTTATTGTTGTGCTTTCTCCACTCGTGCCACCTGTAATTGTTTCATTAGAAACAAACACACCTGTTACGTTGTTTACTGTGATGGTAAACTTACTGCTCGTAAGACTTGCTGGACGATAATAATAATGTAGCTCCGTCACATAATTGTCATTTGGAGTCGGAGCTAGTATGAAGTTTTGAAAGTCATATTTAGCATAATATAAGGGCACACCTGTAGTCGCTGAATTCGGTGTGTATTCCTGAAGGTAGTTAACATCTTTTTGCTGTAAAAACTGTTTAGAACTAGAAACCTCTATAGACATAGAAAACGTAGCTAAATAGTCAGACGGAACGGCCAAAAATTGATTGCCGGAAGTCATGGCTCCACTTACGTTTTTTCTAAAAAGCTCAAGATCTACGCTGGTAAATATACGCTCTTCAGCGCTTTCTACAAATCTGTCCAGGTTAGAGATAAAACTTGTTTCGTTATTATCTGTGTAATCCTGTATGGCGTTCTTGAGTTGTGTGTATGTATAGCTCATGGTGTGTTCGCCGTTCCGCCCATAGCACTATGATTTGTACAGTAGTAGTACAGTGTCGGTGCGCCAGTGGCTACTGTTATTTGAGTGTACGCCCCAGAGGAACCCGGTGTTCCATTAGTTAAAACTCCAGTGGTATATTCAGAACCTCCACCATGAGTGCCATTAGAAGTTGTAGAGAATCTTAAAGGATGACCTGAATTACTACTATCTGACTGATCAAATCTATAAGTGTTACCTTCACTTAAAACAACGGTAGCTTGCTGTGATCCATCAATCGCATACTTATTACCTGAATAAGTGCTGACAACAGTTACAGTAAATGTTTGAGTTATCGTGAGTCCGGTCCCCAGAACCGTAACCGTTCCTATAGAAGCTGTAGCATTCACACCTGTAGTTGTTGAAGTGGTAGGAGTTATAACCGTACCACCAAAAGTTACAGTGCCAACACTGCCTCTTGCCAGTGGAATTTCTTCAAAGACTAAAGTGTCTAAATTAAAAGTGGGTAACTTTACTGTTGTAGGAATCTTATCATTTCTGGGCCTTGGCTCAAACAAAGCCTCTGGATCTGCCCCTGTGCGAGTCTGCGTCAATTGTGGATGCTTTGGTTCATACTCGTCGGGGCCAACCTTCATACCGTTCCACTCGACAACCATCTCGGACAAACGATATCTGAACCCGGATCTGTCTGAAAACCCCCACGCTTTTTTACCAGAAGCGTATCTAGCCATTAGTTAACTCTTAGATATTGTATGCTTGGCTGTAGTTTCAAAGGCACTCGATCTTCGTCCTCGTCTGCTGCACGTTGGAACTCTTCTTCGTACACAACCTTTAACAACTGAACTCTATCTGGTGCTTTTTTCATAGCAAGGTAATACGCCAAACCAGCAACCATACACGGCAAAAATCTAAACGGTGCGTCTGTCGTATTGACCAAGGCATCTACATCCTGGATCCTGTTTACATAATAATAGACAAGACTGTCAGTAGAATCATCAGGTGTGGGCCACAAGTTTATCGTGGGAACAGTTGACCTGCTGTAATAATACTGGCTGGGTGTCCCTGTCGTGGTTTTGTTTGGTATGCTTAGATATTGACTTCTAGATATCCTGGATACATCTCTGTCCGTGCCGCTACTATCGCGAAGCACAACCTCAAGTATGTCAGTGTAAGCAGATGTAAAGGTATAAGTTGCCGTGCCAGCAGTTAGTGCTTGAGTCGCCTGTGTCACAGTCCAGAGATTCAATCCTCTGTTTGCCCAATCAGCAAACATAAGATTCAAAGACCTTCTGGCAGTCTTTGTGTCATAGCCAGTACGAACCTCAAGTCCACATCTTTCGTATGCTTCCTCGATGATTTCCGCTACATCGATGTCAAAATCTCTGGATCCTGATGTCGCCATTACTTAGCCCTAACTTTACCGCCACGCATCATCTTCTTCATGGCACCACCGCCACGCATCATCTTCTTGTTCATACCACCGCCACGCATACGCTTCATGGCTTTCTTGGCGGCACCACCGCCCATCATCTTCTTGGCGATAACTTTACCGCCACGCATACGCCTCATGACTTTTTTCTTAGCACCTGGCATCTTCTCGTCTCCTTCTGCGGGTTAAGATTAAGTTAAGGTAGTCTTCTTTACTGTAGTTTTCATAATACCCAGTCTTCTCGAGTATCTTACTAGCATCATCAAGTTCTGACAATCGTTGTATAAAAACCATAGTAAAGTCAGTCTGAAAGGATAAAAGCCATAAGTCTAGCTTGTTACAGGCAAACCATTCGTTGACAGCTATACAAGCACTTTCAACCTCTTCGTATGTTTGACTTGGCTCCTCTTCTAAACAAATAACAACGGAATGATCAGAACTAAATGACTTACACTCTGCCGCCACTTTACTCCATAAGTCTTGTCTGCCCTCACACTCAACAATTTTTAACCTGTCGTCCTTCAATGCTTTCTTTGCAAAGGGACAAGGAGCATACCCCACATCCGGGTCTACCACACTTAAATCACTATGAACCCACTCCTCTATGAGTTCACGCATACTAAGTTTTCCTGGTAAAATTTGGTTTTGGCATCTCTAATGCGCCACCCATCTCTTTGCGTGGACAAACAAACTTACCATCTTTGGCTTTAACAGTGCCGCCTTTTTTCTTGAAACCCATGCCTTTAACGACTTGAGGTGCTTCTTTTTTTAAAGCTCTTAGTCCTTCACCCTTTGGTCCTGCGGGAATGTCCTTCATTTCTTTTTTCTCCTTACTGCTTTTACACGCCTTGGCTTACCTGCTGGCTGACCTAATCTCTTCTTCTGAGCTATCCTACTACGCTTCTCAGCGGCTGTCATTTCGCTGCCTGTTTTGGGAGTTTTAGAACTGATACGTTTAGAGGGGCGACAATATGGAGTACCCCGTTTTTCACCCTTGCGACGGCCACACGGTTTACCCGTTCTCTGGTCCGTCCACTTCTCCTTGAACCATCTTTTGAGCGCCAGCCCACTTTTTGTTTTCCTTACCGCCATTTACAAACCTATCGCCCTTGCTACAGAAATCATAAGAAAAACAAACAAACTAACCGCAACAGCTATGACCCCAAATATTATAGCAGCAGCTTTTATGTTTTCCTCTAGTTCCCTTTGTCTCTTTGCAGCCTCACGTCTCGCAGCAGCAGCAGCTTCTTTAGCTTCTTGTATGCGCTTCGCCCTTTCTGCCACTATGGATGCCCAGGTCCCGTGCCCAAACCTCATGTCCACCATCGAGGCTATCTCTTGCATCTGCTCCTTTGCCAGCTTCGCGTCTATGATCTCTTGCGCTACTGACTTTATACCAAACTGATCTCCTACTCCTACACCAGACTTTTTGTTCCGTCTCTGCTGTACCTGTTTCTCGCCCTCAAACAGGCCCTA